AGCTGGAAAAACGCCATCGACAGTCTAGATAGTGTTGACTCTCTCATTATTAGTGGTGGAAACCGTAGCGGAAAGACAGAATTTTGTGCCAAAATGGTTGTGCAAGCTGCAATCAATAATGAGCGAGCTGAGATTATCTGCTTTGCTCAGGATGATAGCGCATCAAAGCGAATACAGCAAAAAGCAATATACCGATACCTGCCACCTGAGTTTAAGAGCAAGCGCAAAGAAAAGACAGCTTACCTAAATTATAGTGAGCAAAATGGATTTACTGGCTATCAGTTTATCTTACCCAATGGATCGAGAATCTACTTTCATACTTACAGCCAGTTCCAATTAAACCGAGGAAAATTTGAAGGACTAGAACTTGGTAGCGAGTCACCAACTTCTCCGAACATTGGGATGTGGTGCGATGAGTACCTTGAGGATGGCGACCTAATCCAAACAATGGTGTTTCGTCTAGCAACTAGAAATGCTAAGATGATTATATCTGCAACTCCTGTTAAGGGATACACGCCTTTTATTGGCTCTTACTTGAAGGACGCTGAAACAATTAAGACTAGACCTGCAAAACTGCTTAATGATGAGCAGGTTCCGTGTATCCAGCGTAACCACGCACAAAACTTAGACATCGTTTATTTTCATTCAGACCAGAATCCATTTGGAGGATATGAGCGAATTGCTAAAGAATTAAGCGGAAAACCAAAGGATACAATCCTAACTCGTGCTTACGGTATTCCAGTCAAGTCAATGACAACACTGTTCCCGTTGTTCAATACTTCGGTGCATGTGATTGATAAGTCACCAACTTATAGCTCAAATCAATGGACTGCATATCAGGTAGTTGACCCTGCTGGTGCTAGAAATTACACCTGTTTGTGGGCTATGGTGAATAAAGATGGTGATGTTCATGTTTTAAGGGAGTGGCCTGACAAAGATACGTATGGGCCTTGGGCTGAGTTTGGTGATCCAAAGTGGAAGCATGGCCCTGCTGCTGACAAGCTTGGAAAGAATATTGATAAGTACATTGAACTATTTGAGGATATTGAATCCGATCTAGGCATAGAGGTTTATGAGCGATTCATTGACTCTCGTTTTGCATCTAGGGACGGCAGTAATAATTCTACACTGTTTGATGACTTTGCTGACTCTGGTATGGACTTTTTACCGACAGACGGAAAAGAGATTGAGCGTGGCATCAGCGGATTAGACCAGTGGTTCTGGTACAATGCTAACGAGGATGTGGATAGTGCTAACAAACCGCAACTTACAATACATAAGTCTTGTGGCAACTTAATCCATTCCCTGATTAATTGGGGAAATAATGGCAAGAAGGACGAAGCGCTAAAGGATTTCGTAGACTGTTTAAGATATTTAAGAATGTGTAATGATGGTGACGGCCCAGACCACATTACATCAAGATCATTAGAAGCAACTAGGGTTGGCAACGGAGGTTATTAATGGCTAAGAAACGATTAAAAGATATTGCAATTGAGTGCGAGGTTTCCTTTGAGGAAGCTATGGACGTTGCACTGGACAAGTTACCCGCTGGTTCACTAAGTGGAAAGGGTAAAAACACTTGGGTAGAGGAAGATTTTGCAAGGGTTCTTTCTGAGAGTTGCATGATCAAAGAGATTATTCCTAAGTTTTACATAGGTAAAGTTACTAGGGAGTGTCCAAACTCTAAGTATGTGTACGTTAGCTCTTCTGAGATTGGTAAGACCGTCCCAGTTTTGATCCCTCGAAGGTTTCAAGGTACAGTAAAACCACGTAAGATGATTAAGTTTGAAGCTATCACGGATAATTCTGGGGTTAGCTACCGATACAACCCAAAGATTAATTGATGGATGTTACTTTAAATAAAAAGTGGTGCAAGCAGCAGTCTGATCGGCTTCTTGATTGGGAGTATTTTGTTAGCTGCGTAACTCATTCTGACGCATTTTTATCTCATTCTGAATTATGTGATAGAATAGGGGCTAACAAAAAGACAGAGGAAACTCGGTCTAAGAAAGTTTACAAGTTTATTAAAGAAAATTATGAAAGATCAGGAGACACTTGGGTCGATGACCTACCTTGAAAAAGAGCCCAACATACTTGGCTTGCAAAACGCTTACAATACTACGATCAACGAACTTGAACCGTACTTCCATGATTGCCGACAATCGTATGATGATCGTCGAAACTTCTGGGATGGCAAGTCCGAGGATCACCGAAAGCATGGAGCTGATGCCTTCCCTTGGGATGGTGCTAGTGATGTAGAGGCACACGTTATTGACGAGCGTATCAATCGCTTGGTTGCTACATTTATGGGATCGCTAAATCGTGCTAATGTGCGAGCCTTTCCTGTTGAGGGTGGCGACATTGCTCGAAGCAAGATTGTTTCTGGGTTTCTAAAGTGGATGGTGTCATCTGGGTACATTGACCGCTTTTACGAGGAGATGGAACTAGGTGCAAACTATTTCCTAGAGCGTGGACTTTTAATTAGCTATGTTGGGTGGCAGAAAGAAGATCGTAGAGTTATGCAGCGCATTTCACTAGATCAAATTCAGCAGATTGATCCTAATGTGGCTGAGGCAATTCAAGGCGGTGAGGCTGATGACGAGCTGGTTGCGTTAATACAGCAGGTCTTTGAAGGTGTTACTAATAAGCAAGCTAAGAAAGCGATTAAAGATTTGCGTAAGAACTTTGTAGCAGAGTTGCCGTTGAAGCGCAGAAAAGTAGACGCACCTCAAGTTAAAACCTTGTCTCCCGATGGGGAATTTTTCTTCCCGAACTACGTTAGTGACCCACAGAGAGCACCATACTGTTTCTGGCGTACTTACTATACTGCCCAAGAATTAGAAAACAAAGTGGGAACCGAAGGATGGGACGAGGGCTTTGTCGATCACCTAATTGACAAGTATCGAGGTGTAAATGTAGAAGCCATTGACGGATCGAATGGAGCAATCTCATCTGTAAATAGACACCACACGATCAATCAAGCGGAAGATTTGATTGAGGTTTGTTACGGTTATCAGCGATTGATTAGCGAAGAAGATGGAGCTGAGGGTATCTATTGCACAATCTTCCATCGTGAGTTTACTGGAGATGAGTCCACGCAGGGATATGCTAAGTTTGAACTAATGAATGGGTACGATGACTATCCAGTTGTAGTTACTAAGCTATCGGATGACAGCAAGCAATTATACGAGATTCAGACGATCCCGCATCTAATTCGTGGTGTACAGAATCAAGTTAAGGTTGAGCGTGATTCTCGGATTGATCGCAACTCGATGGCTACATTGCCACCTATCACGCACCCATTTGGCCAACGTCCCACTGATTGGGGGCCTGGGCGTTTTATTCCTGAGCGTCGAAAAGGTGACATTGGATTTGCACCAGCTCCACAGTTTAATGCTGGTTCTCTTGAGATTGAAAATACGTTACTTGATCTAGCAGATAAACTTACGGGATTAGACGAATCTAATGCAGGTCGTATCCGTCAGCAGTTCCTAGTAGACAAGTTCTTGTCGCATACAGCCAAAGTCATTCGGATGGCATTCAAGTGCTACCAGCGGTTTGGCCCAGACGAAACATTCTTCCGTGTAACTGGTGTGCCAGATCCTCAAGTAATGACAAAGGGTAACCCCGATGAGGACTTCGACATCATGATTAACTTTGATGTGTTGAACAATGACCCTGAGAATGTTGAAAATAAGTTGCGTCAGTTTGTACAATTAAATCAACTGAATGTAAATGGTCGAATGAATGTGGACAATCTGCTTGATATAGCAGCGGCTAGTATTGATCCTGTCATGGCTGACTCTATCATTCAGTCGGTTGAATCATCCCAAAAGCAAGTGGTTGACGATGTGACTGAGGACTTGACTCGAATCTTCTCTGGTATCGAAGCAAATGCACGACCTGCTGGAGCACAGATTGCACTGCAAGTAATTCAAGGATATGTGCAGCAACCAGATATTGCACAGCGTATGCAAAGCGATGAAGCGTTTAAGTCTCGCATAGAAAAGTATGCTGGCCAGTACACATTTCAAATCCAACAATATCAAGAGAACCCACAAATAGGAAGAATGGGTACAGCTCCCGCACAAATGGGAGGTATGCCAGTATAATATGGAACAAGAAGAATCAATTAAACAGCTACATAACTACGAGGCATTTGCTGAGTTTGTAGCCTATATTTATCAAATGCGAGAAGAAGCTATTCGCCACATGAGAGACAAGAGCGATAGTAGCGTTATGCAGCTATCAGGAGAGGCTGTAGCTTGTGACGAGATACTTAGGGTAGCTAGGTGGGATGAGCTACGTGCAAGGCATTTCAGCCAAAAGTAATTTTTGTGCTATACTCCCAACATCGCTAACGCTCAAGCGTAAATGAGTGGACAAATTATGAATAACGAAATCACAACTGCTGACGCTGGAGCAGTACAAAATCCAAGCGGAAATATGTCAGATGCAGGCTTCATGAAGTTTCGACTAGGGCAACCTCAAGAAGAGGAACAGCCCAAAGAAGAAGTTGAGGAAGTTGCTGAAACTCAGGAACCAGAAGTTGAAGTAGAGTCGGAAGAAATTGCCGAGGAAGCTGTAACCGAGGAACCAGAAGTTGAAAGTTCTGATGATGTTCTTTCTCAGTTAGATTTAGACAGTATGTCGGAAGCCGAACTAAAGGAATTATCCCAAAAGTTTGGTAGTCGAGCTGTTGCTAGGTTTGGTGAATTAACAGCCAAGCGCAAAGCAGCAGAGGAACGTGTAGCTTTACTTGAAGCTCAACTAAAAGATAAGTCCAATCCATTGGATAGCGCAGAGAAGGTAGAGAATAATCCCTTTGAGTCGCTAGATACAGTCGAAAAACTCCAAGAAAAAGCTAAGGAGATCAACGACATTGTAGAATGGGCTGATGATATTCTTTTTCAGAGCGATGGTTATGGGGCTGATGATGTAGTTACGGAGATTGACGGCAAGGAAATGACCAAAGCCGAAGTCCGTAAACATCTCATTCAAGCTAAAAAAGCTAAGAGCAAGTTCCTACCAGATCAACTAGGTAAAGTCCAAGCAGTAGAAGCAGCTAAGCAAGCAGAGGCAAACTTTGCAGCCCAAGCTAAAGAACAGCTACCTTGGCTTAGTGGTAACGACAATGACGTTCGACAGCAATACGAAGGAATGGTTAGCGATGATCGCTACAAAGAAACTAAAGACCAGATTAGGAAAATTAATCCTGCCGTTGCAGCTCAATTGGATTTCCTAATGGCTCATGCAGCAAATAGTCTTTATGGCAAGAAGCAGGTAGTAGAAAAGAAGGGATCAATCAAACTTGACCCACCTACATCTGGAGTTCCTTCGGTAGCAAAATCCGAAAAGTCTGAATCTAAACGAGCAAAAGCAATCAAAGAACTATCAAATAGTTTTAGTTCATCTGGATCAATTGATGATTTCGTGAAATTAAGAACTCTATCTCATTCAAGACAATAATTTATTATGGCATTTTCAAATACATACGATACAACTAATACTGGCTCTGCTGTCAGTAACCGTGAAGGTCTTAGCGACATTCTTACAATCTTCGCTCCTGAGGAAACTCCTGTTCTCTCTACACTAAATAAAGAGAAGGTATCTTCTACTTTCTTCGAGTGGACTGTTGACGGCCTAGCTGCTCCCGTTACCACAGGTATCGGTGAAGGCGATGACGTTACTTCTTACACTGATAAGTTTGCTTCTCGTGCTCGTATCGGCAACTACGTGCAAAAGTTTCGCCGTGATTACATGGTATCCGACTTGCAGGAAGCTGTTGATTCGGTTGGCCCTGCTAAGATTGCTCAAGCAGAAGCTAAAGCATCTCGTGAAATCAAGCGTGACATCGAAGCAACGCTTCTATCTAGCAATGACCGCCAAGCAGAGGATGGTACAAATCCTTACAAGCTTCGTGGATTAGGTGACTGGATTGACTCGGCTGGCCCTTCGGACGTTCCTGCTGCATATCGCACACCCGCTGACAGCATCTATACTCAAGCAGAAGCAACTGCAACTCCTTTTAGTGAGACTTCGCTAAATGACTTGATTACTTCTACCTTCCGAGTAAATGGTGCATCCAACAGTTTAATGCTTGTTGCTGATACTGCTTTACGTCGTCACATTAGCGACTACTCTCGCATCATCGACACTGGAGTAAATGATTCTCGTCGAGTCAATATGAGCGATGGTGAGACTACGATCAACAACCGAGTTGATTTGTATCAGTCTGATCATGGTATCATCTCCATCGTGAACATGAACCCTGACTGCTCGCCTAATTCTACTGATAAGGACGTTGGATTTATCTTGAATCCAGAGTATCTTGGAATCGGAGAGCTTATCCCAATGGGAACTCAGCGCAATCCTAACCTTGGTGGTGGTGAGCGTGGATTCGTAGATTGTGCATTGACACTTATCTGCAAGCACCCAGGCGCTCACGGCAAGATCGACGCAATCAGCTAGATCAAATAATTCTCAGGGACGGGGAGTTCAATCTCCCCTCCCTTTTTATTATGGATATTATTATTCCAACTTTTAAGAAATACTCAGACGGTGAGATTGATCGAGCCTTAATGCAGGAGATCAAGAACGGATTTGCTTTAGAAAGAAAGACCGAAGCTCAACGTGTAAAAGCTATTGCTGCTGATGTAAGCAAGACTAAAGGAGCAACACACGCATCGCTTGGTAAGAAGGTAGCTTCAATGCCAGCCAGAGAGTTCTTCCGCCTAACGTCTAAGTATGGACACGATGAAGTGCATTCTAAGGGATTTTTGCAGGACTACAATAAGCGATTCCCTCATATGTGTGCCAATAAAATATAATGCAAAACAGAACCTACGGAGATTTATTTAAGTTAATCCAATCGCTTTGTGGTATTGGATCATTTGCTGGTAGCGAGCAAGACGACATTGCTAATCTAATTAACCGTAGATTCTTTGAAGCATATCAGACGACTAATAATTGGGCTAGATATTTAGTTGTCGGAGAGGAACGAACAATTGCAAATCAAATTGTGCCGTACACCGAAGCGAGCAAGGACGACATTGGAGAGTTCATTTCTATCCATCGAAAGCGTCCA